TACGGTAAACTTTGCCGCCGCACAAAGGCAAAGACACTTTGCAAAGGTGAATTGAAATGCAGTTGACGAATTCGTTTAACCCGATGGAACACGATCCGAACGCCGCAGGCGGTGGCGGGCTTCCGGTTGGCAAGCATCCTGTAGTTATCAAGTCGGCTGAGTTGAAGGCGACTAAGGACAATACGGGCGGCCTTGTCGAATTTACGCTTGAAGCGATTGACGGGCCGGCGCGTGGAACCGAAATGGCGTACCGCCTGAACCTTTACAACAGCAGTGAAAAGGCTGTGAGGCTTGCGCATTCGCAGTTGGCGGCGCTTTGCCACGTCACGCAACAGTTTCAGCTTGGCGCAGACGGCCGACAGCTTTCCGTTCTTTTCAACATTCCTTTTGTTGTTGAAGTCGGTTTGCAGAAGGGTGAAGAAGCGCAGGAAAAGGGCTATACCGAAGTTAAGAAGGTCTACGACATGCAGGGCAACCCGCCCGGCAAGCAGGGCCAGCAGACGCAGCAGGCGTCGTCGGGCTTTACGCAGCAGCCGGCGCAGCAGCAGGCCGCAGGATGGGGCGGTGGCCTGCAGCAGCAGACTGGCCCGGCGCAGGGTCAGTCGGCCCCGGCCGGCGCGTGGGGCGCTGGCGGCGCGCAGCAGGGCCAGCAGGCCGCTTCCCAGCCCGCTCAGGGCGGTTGGGGCGGACAGGGCACGCAGCAGGCCGGGAACGGCGGTGCGCCGGCTCAGGGCGGCGGCTGGCAGCAGGGGCAGGGCGGCGGGCAGGCTGCCGGCTGGGGCGGCCCGCAGCAGTAATTGACGTTTTTGCTGGCGGCTTTCGGGCCGCCAGCTTTTCAGGGGGCAGGCTATGGAATCAATGCGCCGAAGCGCAGACCGTCTTTGCGACGTTTGCTGTTCACTGAATACAATTTTTACAACCAATGACCGGCTATACGGTCGCCTAGTAGGCGAGTGGCCGGTCATTTTGTTTTGCGAAGACTGCTACGCGGCCGTACGTTGTCACAAAGACACAGTTGAACCGTTAGGTAAAATGGCGTCAAAGAAGACGCGCCAGCTTCGCAACAAAGCACATAAGGCATTTGATCCGCTTTGGCGCAACGGCTATATGACGCGCGATAACGCCTATCGTTGGCTCGCAGCGCAAGTCAATTACGCAGACGTTGACAACTGCCATTTGTCGGAACTGACCGACAAGCAGCTAAAGCAAGCTATCACAATCTGCCAAGCGTTCATCGCGGCAAACCCTATTGCACTGATTAAGCGAAGGAAAAAACAGCGTGAGCGAGCTTTTGAACGAAACGAGCGAGAACACAGGCTCTACAGCTGGAAGCGCGCCAATCGCCGTAAATCTCGCTGAGCCGGGCGCAGCGCGCCGCGTTGCTGCGAAGGTCAAGACCGCGATTGACGACTATTGCGCGAAGACCTATGACGATGGCCATAGAAAGCACTTAGGCGCGTCGCTGATTGGCCATGAGTGCAAACGTTACTTGTTTTTCGTCTTCCGTTGGGTCTATCACCCGCCGACGACAGGCCGGCAGCAGCGGTTGTTTAATCGTGGGCATCGCGAAGAAGACCGTTACGTCGAATGGCTTAAAGGCATTGGCGCGCAGGTTTGGACGCATGACACGTCGCAACCGCCGAAGCCGGATGGCACTTACCCACAATACCGCGTTAGCGCCGTTATGGGTCACTTCGGCGGCTCGCTCGACGGCATTGTCAGGTTGCCGGATTCGTACGGCCTGCCGTTTCCAATTCTCGCCGAATTCAAGACGAACGGCACCGGCAAAGGATTTGCCGATCTTATGACGCTAGGCATGCCAGTTGCTAAGCCGCAGCATTTCGCGCAAACGTCAACGTACGGCGCAGACCCGGTTTACAGCTTCCAATGGTGTCTGTATTTCAATATCAATAAGAACGATGACGACTTGCACGTAGAGTTGGTCAAATTGGATTGGAACTTAGGCCGGCAAATGAAGTTGAAGGCTGAGCAAGTGATTATGTCACAGGTTCCGCCGCCTAAGCTTTCGTTAGACCAAACCTATGTAAAGTGCAAGTATTGCGATTTTGCAGCGCATTGTCATAGGGGCATGGCTGCCGAAGTCAACTGCCGCAGTTGTAGCTACGCGCAGCCAATTGAAGGCGGGCAGTGGCTTTGCACGTTGCCTGCACACGCAGGTTTTCCGCCGCTGCCTGACCATATCATTAAGGTTGGCTGCCCGGCATGGAATGATATTACAAAGCTTGACGCATGACACTGGAAGCGCGTTGGTATCAGCAAGAAGCCGAAGATGCGGTTTTCGATTACGTCGAGAACCGCGACTTTAGCAAGCCGTCCAATCCCGTAGTCGCTATGCCGACAGGCACCGGCAAAAGCGTTGTTATCGGCCGAGTTGTCAAACGTGCAATGCACATGCGACCGCTGACACGGTTCATGCTGCTTACGCACGTTAAGCAGCTAATTGAACAAAACGCAGACAAGTTGCGTCAAATATGGCCGAACGCGCCGCTTGGTATTTACAGCGCCGGTTTAAAGCAGCGCGATACGTCGTTGCCCATCATTTATGGCGGCGTTAAAAGCGTTGTCAACTGTGTGCGCGATTTCGGCCCGCGCGACGCTTTGCTGATTGACGAATGCCACTTGCTTTCGCCGGATTCCGAAAGCATGTATCAAAAAGTAATCGCTGAGCTTTTGGCGATGAACCCTTATCTAATCGTGATCGGCTTTACTGCGACGGCGTACCGCATGAAGCAAGGCATGATTACTGACGGCGGCTTGTTTACTGATATCTGCTACGACTGCACAGACGCAGCCAGCTTTAACCGTCTTGTTTACGAAGGTTTCTTGTGCCCGCTGATTCCCAAGCGGCCGGAAGCCTTTATTGATATTGCCGGTGTGAAGGTTGTAGCGGGCGAGTTTTCAGCTAAAGGTATGGCGGAAGCCGCAGACCGCGAAGCAATTACGCGCGAAGCTGTGCGAGAAACGGTCATGCTTGGCGAGCATCGCGGCGCTTGGTTGAATTTTGCCACCAGCATTGAACACGCTGAACACATAGCAGAAATGCAACGCGAGTACGGCATTGTTGCCGCAGCGGTGCATAGCAAGTTGTCGGCTAAAGAAAATGACGCTCGCATTGAAGCATTCAAGCGCGGCGAAATTAGGTCGCTTGTTAACAACGGCATGCTTACAACGGGTTTCGACCATCCCCCGATTGATCTAATTGGCATGTATCGGCCTACGTTGTCGCCGGGGCTTTGGGTTCAAATGCTGGGACGCGGTACGCGCCCTTGGGAGTTGACGAAGCGCAATACGTTGGTACTGGACTTCGCACGAAACGCAGAGCGTCTAGGTCCAATCAATGACCCGGTGATCCCGCGCAAACCGGGCAAGGGCGGCGGCGACGCGCCTGTTAGAATCTGTAGCACAGGCTACCGCTACTACAATGGCATTCGCGTTGAAGCAACGGACGGCTGCGATTGCTACAACCATGCGTCGGCGCGCGAGTGCATTAACTGTGGCATGGAATTTCCCATGCACAATAAGTTGGTGCAACACGCAGGCACAACAGAGCTAATCAAGGATGAAGCGCCGATTGTAAATTACATGCAGGTTGACCGCGTAATCTACAAACGACACACGACGTTCAAAGGTTCAGAATCAATGGAAGTCATGTATTTTTGTGGCTTCCAAGTCATGCGCGAATTCATTTCGTTTGGCAGCAAACACGGCTTTGTAAAGCATCGCACTAAGCAATGGTGGGGTCAGCGTTCAAGCGCCGAACTGCCCACAACAGTAGACGAAGCGTTGAGCTACACGCAGCAGCTACGGGAACCGACGCGGATTCGCGTTTGGGCCAACAAAAATCCTTACCCGGAAGTCATGGGTTATGAATTCTGATCGCATGCAAAAGGCGAAAGCTGAGCGTAAGCGCTTGCAGCTTGTCGTCATCGAAGAAGCGCAATGGCAAACTTGTTTGAACTGCCTGCATTGGACGCAGCGCACAACTATTGTCGAGCAACAAGACGGTACATTCATAACAAGCAATGACGAATACTGCGGTAAATTCAACGGAACGCCGCCGCCGCGCATCATCGTCAACGGCTGTGACCATCACGAAAACGACATACCCTTTTGAGGCTTGACCGATGGAAATTTGCCCGGCATGCAATGCCGTACATGACACTCTTTGCTGCAACGCATGCGGCAAAGAATTTGCACTTGAAGACAAAGCGCCCGATGCGGTTGTTGAAGCCAATGTTAGCGAGTTACGCAAGCGGTCGCGCGTCGGTCTGAGCAAGTACGGCGTTACGCTTGCAGGCTCAGCGCTTACACGTCGCGCACTGTTACAGCATGCGCTAGAAGAAGCGCTAGACTTGGCAAACTATCTGCGCGCCGAACTCATGCGGGAAGACAGCGAAAATGCCGAAGCGAACCGCACCTAGCCGTAAGCCGCGCACTGCGCCAGCCAACGCAGCCACACCGCTTGTTGAAGCGTTGAAGTTTGTCAGCTGCGCACAGAAGAAAGACGGCACGCAGGAACAGACACATTGCAAGTTTGATAACGGCTTTGTAGTCGCGTCAGACGGTATTGTGACGGCAGGCTATCCGGTCGGCGAAGGTCTGCACGCGTGCCCGCATACGTTCAAGCTGCTTGACGCGCTTTCGCGTTGCTCTGAACAATTTGCAATCACGCTTGACAATGACAGCTTGCTAATCAAGTCGGGTCGCTTTCGCGCAAACATTCCTTGCATGCCGTTTGAAAACTTAGCTTGGACGGGCGCAGACACGCGTTGCGCTACAATTGACGACAGGTTGAAGACCAGCATTGCCGTAGCTTCTATGTTGATCGAAGAAAACGGCAATGACGCAAAGACGGCTAGCGTATTGGTTCAAGCCAATACATGCGTTGGCACTGACGGACGCATGTTGATTGAGCATTGGCACGGAATCGACTTGCCGCCCGGCCTGTTGCTGCCAAAGATCGGTGCAAAGGCTATTGTGGGCAGCCCGCTAAAGCTGGAAGGCTTCGGCTTCTCGCAAGGTTCGCTAACAGTCTTTTTCGACAACGGCGCATATATCAAGTCGCAGTTGTTTGAAGACGCTTATCCTAAGTATTTGCCTTTATTTGAGCGGCCTGTTGCACCTACGCCTTTACCTGACGGATTTTACGCGGCGCTTAAAGCTGTCTATCCGTTCGCTGAGCATGAAGTTGTTTGCATGCGCGGCAACGTCATGCAAAGCCACAAGAGCGATGCTATAGGCGCAACTTACGAAATTGACGGTCTGCCGGCAAACGCTGCATACAATGGCGGCTTTTTCTTGAAGCTGGAAAGCCTTATTAAAACGGTTGACTTCCACCAAGACCGCGCATTCTTTTTTGGCGACAACCTGCGCGGTATCATCATGGGTTGCAGCGGCTAATGTTTTTCGACAATTACAAGCGTGCGCGCAAAGGCATTCCGCAGCGTAGCGAGCTAAAGCAGCTTGCCCGCGTTGACGTGCCTTATGAAGTCATGTCCGATGCGGAATTGTTGACTATTCCTGCCGGGGCTAAATGGGTCTTTGATATCGAGTCATACCCTAACTACTTTTGCGCGTCTTTCGCGCATGTAGATAGCGGCAAAGTTGTTTACTTTGAAGACTCGCCGGTTGCGCGCATTGACGTTGCAAAGCTGCGTTACATGCTGTGGAACTTTTGCACGATTGGTTTTTACAGTCGCAAATACGATCTCCCAGTCACAGCGGTTGCGCTTGAAGGCTTGCCAGCTTCCAGCATGCACGAAGCATCGTTGCGCCTGATTCGTGACAACGTACAGCCGGGCGATATGCTGCGCGAAATTAATTGCAGCATGCCGGATAAGATCAACCATATTGACCTGTTTGACGTTGCACCGCTTGAAGGCTCGTTGAAGCTGTACGCCGCGCGCTTGCATTCCAAGCGATTGCAAGAATTGCCGTACAACCCTGAAACTGAACTTACCCAAGCGCAAGCGGCCGACGTTCTCGCCTATAACATAACGGGCGACTTGCCTGCAACGATTGACCTTTACAAAGAGTTGTGCCCACAAATAGACCTGCGGGAAACGCTCGGCGCTCAGTACGGGCAGGATTTGCGCAGTCTGTCAGACGCACAAATTGCCGAAGCGGTTATATGCAGCGAGCTTGAAAAGCTTAACGGCCGCAAGCCGCGCAAACCGAAGCCGCTTACCGGGCTGCAATTCTTTTACGAAGTGCCGCATTTCGTCCGGTTCCAGACGCCCGCGATGCAGGCCGCGCTAGACGCTGTGCGCGCGTCGCCGTTCACGGTCGATGAATTCGGCGTGCCCCGGCCGGGCGGCCCGCTAGGTGGCGATCACGGCGTCTCACGGCAGCGCGGCGGCTTGTCGGTCGCTATGGGCGGCTGCCTGTATCAGCTGGGCACGGGCGGGCTTCACAGTACGGAAGAATGCGCAGCGCATTTTGCCGACGAAGACACGTTGCTAATTGATCGCGACGTTGCCAGCTACTACCCGCGAATTATTCTCAATCAAGGGTTATACCCGCGCCACTTGGGGCCGGCGTTCCTTGAAGTTTACAATGCACTTGTTGAACGTCGTTTAGCAGCGAAGAAAGCCGGCGCTAAGGTTATGGCCGATTCGCTAAAGATCACCATTAACGGCAGCTTCGGCAAGCTCGGCGATCCTTATAGCACGATTTATTCACCGCAGCTAATGGTTCAAGTTACGCTAAGCGGTCAGCTGTGCTTGCTTATGCTGATTGAAATGGCAGAGCTTGCAGGCA